AACCGTAAATACGTACCCTACATCGACCCATCTTTTCAGGATCCATGCGATCCTCTACAACACCAATCCACCAATTAAACCCATCTTTGTTAAAAATTCTCTGCATAATTAAGCCTTATAGGTACTTTCTTTATCAACGTATAACGAATCTTTAATAACTTCCATTGTCATAGAGTGCTCAAGTTTATTTACTTTATGATGAATGGCTGTAATAATATAAAAACCTGAATATAATTTATCTTGAGCGGACGAACCTGAATCTGTTTCATCTTTTGCGCCCATGGACGGGTATTCAAAATATATTATTCTACCAACCTCTGCATCTGTTCTACCTGGTACAGTCATATTCATTTTTATGTTAGTTAATTCTAACATACTAGATAAACGATTACCGTATATCTCACCCATCTTTTCACTTATGTTGTCTGGGTAATCATTAAATAATTTTGGATTCTTTGGATAAAAACTTATGTTAGTTGCAAAGTTTCTGAATGTATCTTTATTAAATACAGGTTTAGCTTCTTCTCCTTTTCCAGAAGAATGAAATTGCTTTTCATAATTTAATGTATGATCATAGTCAATAAGTTGATAATCTTTATTAAAAACATCTAGATAAACTAACCGATTTCCTAGGTACCCATTAGTGTAGTTTTTAATGTAGTCTGTGGTCTCAACCATTTCAACATCTTTAGCTAAAAACATTTCTCTACTTACATTTTGAGATGATTGGTCTTCACGAACATTGGATGCAGAGATTAAGTATCTACCCAGGTAGTTTTTATTTTCATGTGCATCTCTAAACAAATTTTCTAATGTACCAAAATAAAAGTTTTTGCTTGACTCAAAAAATATAAAGTTTTTAGCAACACCATCTTTAGGTATAGCCTTAGAGGCTAACCAATTTATGCATTTAAGCGGCGACCAACCAGGTGATATAAATTTTATCTTATTTGATGCTTCGTTTATAACAATTAATTCTGTAGGTTCAGGATTTTCTTTAATCTCATTATTCGTTTCCGATATATAAAAATTACGGGAAGTAGCTAGAAAATCAGAAAATATTCTCCCTGCAATATCAGTTACTGTACCCTCAAATGGGGCAAATAACGGTAATGAAACGTCGTAAAAAAACTCTACGGAAATAAAATGTAGAACAAAGTTTTGGGTATTTTTATCTCTTACAATGGTTCTATCAGATAGTTTAAATACTCTAAAAGTTTTTTCAATAATTTCAGAATCTGGAAACGAAGGTGTTCTTAGTTTGACATTAAGAAATTCTTCACCATGGATATTATACTTGTCAATTAAATTTCTACTATCCGTTAACACCAGGTTACCGTGAAGATAGTTCTTAAACAAGTCTTCGTATAAATTCAACTCAACAACAAATTCAGATAAGTCAATTACCTCATCACTCGAATTAATAAGTTTGAGTTGTTCAATTCGTACTTCGCCAGCACGTTGAAGACCTTGTTCACCAATCATTATTCACCTAACTTCTTTTTAAAGTCATTTACAACCGCATCTACATAAGAGGTTTTTAATATCTTTATTCTACGCTTTGATTCATTAATTTCCTCTTCAAAGATAAAATTAGTTACAGGGATTCCAGATAGAATTACTGTGCTGGTAATATTAGCTCTGTTACTGGTATTAGAAGACTTTAAAATCTGATCACCAGTTTTAAACCCACCCGTTGTAATAGTTACCCTTACATTAGAACTACTATTTTTTTGGGTAATATAACCAACTCCGTTATTGGTGTTATTGGTAATAACATCATTAACGTTAAAATTTGTAAAAGCATTTGAAGATAAAATGTAAGCATTGCCATTGGTGTAATTGCCATTGGCATCTTCGAAATGATGAGTTGCATTTACATCGGCATACTTGCTGCTAACGTACCTATTGAGATTGTTGGTATCTAAAGGCCAATCAAATCTTGGGTCAATAATTTCATTGTAATGTAACACTAACCAATGAAGCTCGGAATTATTGTAGAACTTATCAGCAACAAGTTCAGGTGTCTCACCGTCTTTAATATCATACTCATCAAAAAGACCTAGATTATTTTTTACTTCATCAGATAAGGCCACGCGGTTCGTAATATTTGTTACAACTTGAACCGTACTAGCATCATCTAAAGAATAGAATGTATAGGGGAAGCTTTTAAAGTACATTAATAACCATCCTGTATCATATTCTTGGTGAGTATTTCTAGCTCTCGGAATGTAAGGGACATGTTTATTTCTGTTGGAGAACCATCCCTAAATGATGAAAATTGTTCTCCACCATAACTTACATCCATATTTTCTAATGCACAAGTTGCAAATTTATGGAAGTATCCATTCTCCGCATCACCAAAATAATATGTAATATTAAACTCAGATGGGTAAATAAAAAATAATTTTCCTTCTGACATTTCCGGATGCATATGGAATTTAAAAGTTTTTATAATATTATAAACATCATCAGATTCTTTTTTGTTTTTAGGGAAGAATTTATATTTAAAAGCAAAAGATCTAAAATCAACTGATTCAAAGACAGTCTCTTTAAATGGGTTAAGTGATGTACCTGAGGAAGCGCTAAGCGCTGAGCCTACATCTGCAGCTCCGAATGCTCCAGGTAGCTTGGCTAAAGAAGCACCCAATGCAGCACCTGTTTCACCTACTGCGCTACCCTGACCGTCAAAAACACTACCACTTAACACTCCCAGTAAAGTACCCAGTTCTTTATTAGCATAGTTCATGCTATATTTAACTGTAGGGGGACCATCTACGTAAAGAGCAATTGCGTCAGAAATTCTGTATGTAGTATCTTTCTTTAATATATCGGATGTAGCCATAGCAGTACCAACCGCAACGCCCGCCACTACACCTGCTACCTTTGCCTTGGATACTTTAGATTCTACTTTAGCTGTTGAACCAGTTTTACCAATTGCTGAAGCAGCTCCGCTTACTAAAGAGGTAACCGCAACACCAGCGGCTGCACCGGCGGCCGCATATGTAGTACCCCGTATTGCTGGGCTTGCAAGCTGGTCTGCAGTCAAGTTAGCAGAATTAGGATCTCTCTTTGTTTCGAACAGTACTTTTTTTTCATTAAACTTAGATTTACCTCTAACGTTAATGTTAAAAAGAACGTAATGTTGAAGATTATCTGCAGTCTGTAAATCTGAAGGGTACTGTGTAATGTCTACTTTAAACTTATTCTTATCCAGTTTATCCCCGGATAATGCAGAAGCTTCTTGCTTATATCTATCCAGATATTCTTTTTTTATATCTGCGGCCATTGTTTTTCCATAAATAGTTGGATTATATTATATTTATCCCATTATGTACAAAGCAACCTACAAAGGCCGGTATAGGGTCATTAACCCTTCTAAGTATAGAGGTAACATTCATGACGTCATATATCGATCATCCTGGGAGTTAAAATTTATGAAATGGTGTGATACCAACTCATCAGTACTAGAATGGGGGTCTGAGACTATGATTATACCATACAAATCTCCTGTTGATAGTAAGGTACATCGTTACTTCGTAGATTTCTATATCAGAGTAAAAGACAGGCATGGGTCGATTACCAAATATTTAGTAGAAATTAAACCAGAAAAATTTACTAAACCTCCTGCTATACCTAAACGTCAGACTAAAAGATTTATTGATGAAGTTTTTCAATATGGGGTAAATCAATCCAAATGGAAGGCTGCAGATGAATATTGTGTTGATAGAGGAATGAAATTCTTAGTTTTAACCGAAAAAGACCTTGGGTTGTAACAGATAAATATAATTATGGCAACCACCGTTAACCCCTTTGCAGATATTAGAATGAAAGCAGGCGATGTAGATCGCTCTCTCAACTGGTATCAGGTTCAAACAAAGAACCTTAAAAACATCAGACCTAATCAACTGATGGCAAATACACCTGAATTGACGACTACTATTTTACCTGGTAATATGTACATGTTCTTTTACGATGCTAAGTTAAAAGATAAGTTACCTTATTGGGATATGTTTCCTTTAGTGCTACCTTTT